GAGAGTGTTGAAAATAAACTATACGAAAGAGATATCGTATTAAATTGGGAAAAAATTTTAGTTAGTGATGAGACATATGAATCCTAAATTAGTAAAACTTTTATATGAGGGGTTTTCTATTAATACGCTTGAAAAATTAACTCCAAAACAAATTAGAGTTCTTTACAGTAAAATAAATGAAGCATCTGGAAGTGTTAAAATGGCTGCAGATAAAGCGGACCCGGCTAAAATAAAAACCCTAACGGATCAAGGAATAAATGTGGAGATAGGTGAAAATGAACTTGAAGAAGATGATTTTGCATTGAATAGAATGTCAGGAAACGACCCATATGAAACAGGAGATAATTATAGTGGTCCTGGATCCGATGATGGTTTTGGTGATGAATATGATGGAATGCCAACTGAGGCTGAACTTGAAGAAAAGTTAATATCCAAAAAACAACGTATAGCGTCAATGACTAAAAAACAATTAAAGTATTTTTCTAAACCTAAAACGAGTACCCCGACAAAAAAAGTAAAATCTAATGATGTTAAAAATTTAGAAGAAAGTATTTTAAAAATTATTGAAAAACACATTCCTCCACACTTTACCAAAGGCGAAATATTAAAAAACTATAGAATTAGAATTTAAAAATGAATGTCACAATCAAAAGAACAAATAATATTAGAATATGCTAAATGCATAAATGATACATCGTATGCTTTAAAAACGTATTTACAAACTTACGATAATACTCAATCAAAATACGTTCCTTTAGAATTATTTAACGACCAAGCCACTTTAATTAACGACTACGATACCGCAGAAGAAAATATTGCGTTAAAATATAGACAGGCTGGTGTGTCAACGGTAACATCCGCTTGGGCATCAAAAAGATTAGTTTTTGCTAAAAAATCAAAACCTGAAAAAATTCTAATTATTGCAAATAAATTAGATACCGCCATGGAAATGGCAAATAAAGTTCGTGCGTTTGTTGACCAATGGCCAAAATGGTTAGGTGTTGAGTTTTCTAATGAAAAAAACGCGGCAAGACATTTTAAATTAAATAATGGTTGTGAGGTAAAGGCCGTTGCGACTTCGAGAGATGCACTTCGTGGATATACCCCAACTATACTTATTTTTGATGAGGCGGCGTATATAGAAGCCGATGAAGATTTTTGGTCAGCATGTATGGCTTCATTATCTACGGGGGGTAAAGTTATTGTTATTTCAACACCAAATGGATTTGACCCAATTTATTATTCAATTTACAGTCAGGCCGTTAAAGGTATGAATGATTTTAAAATTACTGAAATGTATTGGTTTAGAGACCCTAGATATTCTAAAGATTTAAAATTAATAAAGTGTGATGATATAATACACTACATGTTAAATCGAAGAGAATATGTTGATGCAGATATTACCATTAATTATGGGGATAAAAAAATACATGACAGAAATTTCGATGAAATAAGTCAAAATATAAAAAACGGATACAAACCTTATTCTTCATGGTTTGAGTCAATGGCTAAAAAATTAAAGTTTGATAAACGTAAAATTTCACAAGAATTAGAATGTAATTTTTTAGGTTCAGGAGATAATGTTATTCCTCCTGAAACAATGAAAAAAATTAAAGATAATGATATTAAAGAACCTGAAAATAAATTTATGGGTGGAACTGTTTGGCAATGGAAAGAACCAATTGTTGGCCATAAATATATAATGGGGATGGATGTTTCAAGAGGGGACAGTGAAGATTTTACAACTTTTACAATTATTGATTTTGATGCTAGAGAACAAGTTTTAGAATACATTGCAAAAGTTCCACCTGATATTGTTGCAGAAATTGCATACAAATGGGCAAATATTTATAATGCCTTTATTGTTACAGACATAACAGGAGGTATGGGAGTTGCGACCTCAAGAAAACTTCAAGAACTTGGATATAAAAATTTATATGTAGATGGAATTAATCCTGCCGATAAATGGAAATGGGATCCAAAACAAAATGATAAAATACCAGGAATTAACTTTAATTCTAAGAGAGTTTTAATCGTTCAAGCATTTGAAGAAGCATTAAGATTTGAATTTATAATTAGGTCTCAAAGACTATTTAACGAACTTAATACTTTTGTGTATGTTAATGGTAGGCCTGACCATCAGAAAGGTCAGCACGACGATTTAATTATGGCAATGGCCATGGCAATTTATGTTGGGGAATCTTCGTTTACAAAATTAGAAAAATCTACGGAACAGGCAAAGGCGATGATTGAGTCTTGGACAACTGATAAAACATTATTTAAAGATTCATCACAAAATTTTAACCCAAATATATCATCAATAAATGATATTTATCATAAAAACATAAATCATGGAATAACAAAATCCGATTATCAGAACTATTCTTGGTTATTTAATAATAAAAGGATTTAACTTATAATAAATTAGGTTATTTTAAAAATAAAAAATGGCAGAAAAAAAATATACTATTTGGCAACGTTTAGGTAAGGCCTTTGGTCCAAATTCAACAATTGACCAACAATCACCTGTATTTAAGTTTGATAAAAAAGAACTTTTAAAGACAAAAAATAAAGAAGACTATGAAAGAGAAAAATTACAAGCTCAACAAACAATGTACATTGGTCAACAATGGCAAAAAGTTGAGAGTAATTTATATCAACAGGCAGTTTACTATGAACCAACAAGAATGGCTTCTTATTACGATTATGAATCTATGGAGTATACTCCTGAAATTTCAGCGGCCTTAGATATATACGCAGAGGAATCAACAACCGCAGATAAAGATGGTCAAATTTTACAAATTTATTCTGAATCAAAAAGAATAAAATCGGTACTTACAGATTTGTTTAATAACAAAATGGATATCAATACAAATTTACCTATGTGGGTTAGAAACACCTGTAAGTTTGGTGATAATTTTGTATATTTAAAATTAGATCCAGAAAAAGGAATTGTTGGTTGTCAACAACTACCAAACATACAAATAGAAAGATTAGAAAAAGGTGCAAAATTCCAACCTGAAAAATACACAAAAGAGATTGAAAACGATTCTTTAAAATTTTTATGGAAAGAAAAAAATATGGAATTTAACACTTGGGAAATTGGACATTTTAGAATATTGGGAGACGATAGAAAATTACCCTATGGTACCTCAATGTTAGAAAAGGCTAGACGTATTTGGAAACAATTATTATTGTCTGAAGATGCTATGTTAATTTATCGAGTATCTAGAGCACCTGAAAGACGAGTATTTAAAGTATTTGTTGGAAATATGGATGATAAAGACGTTGATGCGTATGTACAAAGAGTTGCTAACAAATTTAAAAGGGACCAAATTGTTGACCAAAGCACAGGAAATGTCGATATGAGATTTAATCAAATGGCAGTAGACCAAGATTATTTTATACCCGTAAGAGACCCGGCAGCCACAAATCCTATTGAAACTTTGGATGGTGCAAAAAATTTAGCGGAAATTGCAGACATCGAGTATATTCAAAAAAAATTAGTAACAGCCCTTCGTATTCCCAAGGCTTATCTTGGGTTTGAAGAAGCGGTAGGTGATGGTAAGAATTTGTCTTTACTTGATATTAGATTTGCTAGAACAATTAATAGAATTCAAAAATCAATGATTGCCGAATTAAATAAAATTGCGATTATACATTTATTTTTACTTGGGTTTGAAGACGAATTAACAAACTTTACTTTAGGTTTAAGTAATCCGTCTAAACAATCAGATTTATTAGGAATTGAGGTGTGGAAAGAAAAAATACTATTGTATAAAGATGCTGTCGCACCAATTCAAGATAGTGTCGCACCAGTATCCGCCTCATGGGCTAAAAAACATATTCTTGGATTCTCTGATGATGAGATTAGACTTGATTTACAACAACAAAGAATTGAAAGAGCGGTGTCTGCAGAACTCGGTAAAACTGCGGAAGTTATTACTAGCACTGGATTATTTGACACTTTAGATGCGTTATACGGTAAAAAAGATGATGCCCCTGCCGAAACAGCAACACCTGAAGGGGAAGCTGATATGGGAGGGGAAGCCCCTGATATGGGAGGAGGATTATCATCCCCACCTGAACCATCTGCAGGGGAGGCTGCACCACCGCCAGCAGCAGGAGTGACTCCTGAAACTTTTAAAAGAAATGACTTAGATTTAATTTTAGAAAGAACATTATTTAACAGTAATAATGTGTTAGATTTATCTAAAGGCAGAGTGTCTATTAATGAAATTGATGACCAAATTAAACATTTATTAAATAAGTGATATTTATAAAAAAAACATTATGACAACTTTTGGTGAATTAAAATCTAAAATAGAAAAAACATTTGTTAATCTATACGGTAAAAAAGAATTTAAATTTTTTTCAAATCAATTTAAAACTATAGTTTTAGAAAATAAAGATATATCTGAATTATATTATATTTATAACGACTTAACTGAAAATAAAGGATTATCTAATGATTTGGTAAACGACTACGTAAACGAATCAATAGAATATAGTCAAATTTTAATAGAAAATAACTCAAAAGAGTTAAATAAAATTAATTCATGGATAAACGCAATTGATTTACATGAAAACATTCAAAATTCTTACATAAACATTGATAGTTTAGTGTATGATAAATCAATTAAAAATTTAGAGAATATTTTAGAATCAAAAAAAGAAATTAGTAAAATATTAACAACAACAAAAGAAATTAAAAAAAACGACAGTTCAATTAATTTACCATTAAAAACTATGGTAAAGGTTGGTAATACAAAATTAAATGAAAATATGTTAAATTTGTCTGAAGATGAAAAAAAAGAATTAAAAGAAATTGTAAAATTAGACAAAACAGAGTTAAAGAATAAGATTGTCGATTTAAAAAAATCAATTATGGATAATTTAAATACTAAATTAAATGAGTCTGTTGATAATGAGTTAAAATCCACAATACAAAAAACAATACAAAAAATAGACGATTCTACAATTGATTTTTATAATTATTATAAATTAAAAAACTTAAAAGAGGGGTTATAATTGATTCTTTATTTTTTGAACAAAAATTGATTTTATTTTTTTATTTCTCAACTTAACCGATTTTTTTTGATATTCTTCATTAAGTTTTAATTTTTCAATTTGTTTTAATTTATTAATTTTTATTCTATATTGTTTAATCGCTAAATCAATATTATTATTTTTCACTTTAATTATTATCATAAATTATATTTTTTTACATAAATATACACATTTTTTTTGGTTTTGACAATTCATTAAAAATGCACTATACTTAAAAAAAATAAACATATTATAAATGAAAAATGAAAAAAGGAAAAACATCAAAATTAAACATTTTTGATGATGCAAAATGTCAATATGGAACCGTAGATTCCAAAAATTTAAAATCAATATACATAATATTACAAACTTGGGTGGAGCCAAATGAAAATTTTTTAAATTGGACTTCAATTACAGGTAATATAAAAAGACAAATATTACACACATTATTAGAAGTTATTGACCATAAAATATTTGAAAAAAAATATATTGTGGACTTAGATTTAAGAGCTAGTGGAATACAAAAAAATAAAAAAAGTTTTTTAAATTTAGAAATCACATTATTTGTTCATACTCCTTTATTGGAATTTAAATCATTAATTTTAAGGGCTAAATTAAAAAATATTTTAACATCAATTTATAAAGACGATTTAAAAAATTCAAAATATTTTACATTAAGTAAAACAAAAGTGAAAGAAATTGCACAGATATAATATTTATTAATAAAATAGTATGAAAATTTTAGGACCTAAAGACATTGGTAAAGGTATTTTAGTTGAATGGGACGCCGGGATTGTTAATCCAAATGAACCAAGAAACAAACAAACGATAAAAGAATCTTATGGTCAATTAGATCATTCTAAACCTTTTATTTTTTATGCGACATTACAAAAACACGGAGTTCCAAATCGTAATGGAAGAATTTATCCTGAAAAAATATTAAAAAGAGAAGATGAAAAATATCAAGATGTAATAAAACGAGGTATGTCTATATCCGAACTTAATCATCCAGAGTCTTCACTTATTGATTTAGATAGAGTATCTCATTTAATTACTGAAACTTGGTGGGAAGGTAATGTTCTAATGGGTAAAATAAAATTATTAACAAGTCCAGGATTTCACGAAAGAGGAATTGTAACGTCCAAGGGTGACGTTGCAGCAAACCTTATGAGACAAGGTGTCACAATGGGGGTTTCTTCTCGTGGGGTTGGTTCTTTAGTTAAAAAAGGAGAACAAAACGAAGTTCAGGATGATTTTGAATTAATTTGTTTTGATTTAGTTTCGTCACCATCTACTCCTGGTGCATATCTTTATATGAATGCTGACGATAGACCAAATTATGAAGAAAAATTAAAAGAAAGTGAAAATTCAAATTTTAATAGTAACGAATTAGAAAAATCTGTTGACTTAATGAAAAGATTATCTCATTATTTAGATAAATAACTAAATTAATTAATATGGACGAAAAATATTTTGTTTCAAAAATTACCACGGATGTAGTTGATGAAAACACAGGAAAAATTAAAAAAATCAAAGAAGAAAAATTAGTAAAGGGGTATAACCCAACAGATGTAGAAGCAAAAGTAACTAAAGTTTACGAAACATATTCTATGGATTGGAGAATAACATCAATTGTTGAAAGTAAAATTGATGAAGTCATTGAGTAAAAAAATATAATCTATTAAATTTTAAGGCCCTTTATTAAGGGTCTTTTTTTTTTATTTTAATTTTATTATTAATTTATAGCAACTTTTTAAGGTATTACTATATTTATATGTTAAATAAACGCAATTATTAATGCTTTTTAAATGAATAATAAAAAAACAGAATCGTTAGTTGAAGAAGCTTTATTACAAATGAAGTCAATTGAGGAAGCGATTAGTGAAAATGCAAAAGGAATACTTGCTTCAACCATGAAGGAAGAAATCGGAGAATTAGTTAGGGAATCTTTATTAGGTTCAAAAAAATCTTTAAGAGAACAAGGTGGTCAACAACCACAAGGTGGTCAAGAACCACAAGATGGTCAAGAACCACAAGAACCAGAAGAAGATGAAGAAATGTCAGATGTTAATACCACCCCTAAAATGAACAATAAAAACGGGGGACAACCAACAGATGATGTTGATAATATTGAGGACGATGAAACTGAAATGTCTGGAGAAGAATTACCCCCATTAGATATGACCACAGCAACACCTGAAGAAGTTTTAAAAGTTTTTAAGGCTATGGGTGATGAAGATGGGATTATTATAAAAAAAGAAAATGGGTATGTTAGTTTAAATGACAGTAAATCAAATACAGAGTACCTTATAAGTATTGGTGACGATAACCCACCAGTAGAACAAACAGTTGATGCTATGACAGAAAATACAACTTACGAATTAGTTTTTGAAGATGAAGATAAATACGGAGGATTTGGTGATAATGATGACGATAATTATCCTGAATACGAAGACGGATACATGGACGAAGAAATGGAATATAACGAAGGTATGGGTCATATGAGTATGGACGATATGGATGAAAGACCAAGAGGTAGAAATAGATTTTCAGATATGGATGACATGGATGATATGGATGAAAAACCAAGAGGTAGAAATAGATTTTCAGATATGGATGAAGATATGGAATATAACGAAGGTATGGGTCATATGGGCATGGATGAAATGTATGAAGATATGGAATATAACGAAGGTATGGGTCATATGGGCATGGATGACATGGATGAAAGACCAAGAGGTAGAAATAGATTTTCAGATATGGATGAAATGGATGAAATGGATGAAATGGATGAAATGGATGGTAACACCGTTTACGAAATTGACCAAGATTCAATTAAAAGTGTTGCAGAAGCCTTTAAAGCTAAAGGAAATATTGGAAAACTTAAAACTAAAATCTACCCTTCAAAATTAAAACATGGTGTTACCGAAACAGACGAAGATGAGATTTCAGACGGATGGATGAATGAAGAGGATGACGATGAAGAAACAGAAACTAAAGAGGCCTCTAGAACTATGACATATAGAAGAAGGGCTGAAAGAGGTAGAGTTACCGCACCAAAACAAATGAGGTCGGAATCGGTAAATCAGGAAGTTAATTTATTAAAAGAAAAAAATGAAGAGTATCGAAAAGCTTTAGATTTTTTTAGAAATAAATTAAATGAAGTCGCTATTTTTAATTCTAATTTGGCGTACTCTACACGTTTGTTTACAGAACACTCAACAACAAAACAAGAAAAAATAAATATTCTTAGAAGATTTGATAATGTTGAATCTTTAAAAGAATCAAAATCACTTTACAAATCAATTAAAACTGAATTAGACGAAACTCCATCATCTTTGGTTTCTGAATCTATAACTAAAAAAGTAGTTAAGACTCCAAGTAATGGTTCATCTACAAATTTAATTGAAAGTAAAACGTACGAAAATCCACAATTTGTAAGAATGAAGGATTTAATGACAAAAATGAAATAAATAAATAAACTAAAAATAAAAAACCAAAAAAAATGGGAGCATTATTAGAATCAGGTCTTGTTGGTAACATCGGGTTAAAACACCTAAAAGTTATCAAAGAAGACACAATTAACAAATGGGATCGATTAGGATTCCTAGAAGGCCTTAAAGGTCACGTAAAAGAGAACATGGCACAATTATATGAAAACCAAGCGTCTCACCTAATTAACGAAGCGGCATCAACTGATAGCTCAGGTTCTTTTGAAACTGTAGTTTTTCCAATTGTACGTCGAGTATTTTCTAAATTATTATGTAATGATTTAGTATCTGTACAAGCTATGAACTTACCTATTGGTAAATTGTTCTACTTTGTACCTAAAATTCAAGGTTACCAAGGAGCAGAGTCAAATCAAATCGCTCACTTTGGACCTATTGGTGCTGTTAACGGACCAACACAAGCGGCCTCAGCTGCAGCTTATGGTGCTAACGATAAAAATCTTTATGACAGATTTTACGAAGGTACTGAGCCAGGATTAGATCCAGAAGGTCTTTTTGATTATTCAAAAGGAGCATACACGGCGGTTACAAATACAAATACTGCAACAGTTACTTTTGTAAATGGTGTATTAACACCTACAGCTTACACACTAACAGCTGGTTCAACATCAGGTGGTACTGATGGAGGTCCTGTATACAGAAAAGCTATTATTGCGTTATCAGGATTTTCAAATTCTGGAGCAGGAAAACTTATTGGTCCTGATGGTCAAGAGATGGATAATGAGGCATTTCTTTCAGATTTAAAGGTTAGAGCAGTATCTACAGGAGCATTTTCAGGAGCAGGTACTGGTAACTTATTATTTAGAGTTGTTACTCAAAAATATGGTAAAGGTATTGTACAATATGGTACACAAACGTCAACAACTTGGTCGTCTACAGGAAATGGTGGGTCTTTTGATGATATATGTACACCAAATGGTATTATATACTTAGAAGTTGATTTACAAGTTCCAGCATCTATTGGTGTTGCGTCAATTGACGGTTATTCAGGATTAACATTAACAGTTGCTGGTACCGTAGCTACTGGTTCTCAGTTTGAATGTTTTTACAAAAAATATAAAGAATTGGAATTTGAAGACCAAATTGGTGAGGTTTCTTTTGATTTAGAATCGGTAACGGTTTCTGTAACAGAAAGAAAACTAAGAGCACAATGGTCTCCTGAATTAGCACAAGACGTTTCTGCATTCCATAACATCGATGCTGAAGCTGAATTAACAGCTTTATTATCTGAACAAGTGGCCGCTGAAATTGACCGTGAAATTCTACGTGACTTACGTAAAGGAGCGGCTTGGAATCTACGTTGGGATTACAACGGATGGAAAAGAGGTACTACCGCAAATCCATTAACACAATACACTCAAAAAG